CATTTTTTAATAAGCATTGGAAAGATACTGACAATAATAAAAATTATACAAATAAAAAAAAGTTACACACTAGAAGTAAAACCTTAAAATTGCGAAACTTTTTGAAATTTTGATTTAATATCATCTAAGTAGTTCAAAGCAATTTTATTGATTGCAGTTGTAGTTAATATAAATAAACCCGCGCTAAAAACAATTTTTCTATCTAATTCAGTAAATTCAATTTTATTTCGCAAAGGATTAAATCTATAGATCAAAAATAAACAAATATATATTTTTACATAGCTATCTAATGTTTGAATATACGTCGGAGCATTTCTTGATAGACCAATTATTGAAATGCCATACAAAATATAACTAATAATAATGAATAACGTAAATGCTCTATTTTGAAAATCATATAATGCTTTTTCACTTTTCATATATTTATAAAATATTAAATTTTAAGCGCACTCATCTAGTTCTTTTTTTTCAGTTACTCGCGATTCATTATACAACTCTAAAGTTCTAGCACTAGCATCAGTTGCATTTACATACTTTGGCATCCAATAATATGGAACTATATCGGAAGCTTGAGGAAAATGTTGTTCAAAAAGATATTTGTAATACTTTTGCTCTTTTGTTACAGCAGGAACTCCAGATTGACTAGTTTCAAATACTGGTAATGTATCAATATATTCTTCTATAATTGTAAAAAGAGATCTAGTTGTTTTACTAACACCATCACTGAAAGCCTCTTTGCGCCTCCATAAAATTGAGTCAGGTAAAAGTGGATTATTATCTGTTGTCATAAAATTAACTCGCGAAAATGCAGAACGTAACAAATATTTTTCGCATTGTGAGTTTCCAGGATGATATCTAATTCTAGGATCAATAGATAAATAATATTGAACCCAAGATCTATCCAAAAATGGTGTTCTAGGTTCAAGCCCGTGGGAGGAAATACATTTATCAGATCTCAAAACATCAAATTTATGAATATCTTTTAATAATCTTCTGGTTTCTCGATCAAACTCAATTGCTTCTGGACATTTGTGCATATATAAGTAACCGCCGCACAATTCGTCAGAACCATCGCCATTGAAAATTACTTTTGCTTTGCTATTTTTAGAAATATATTTTCCTAATAAATAATTTCCTATACTAGCTCGAACTGAAGTTGTATCATAACTTTCAATTGCATAAATAACTTCAGGTATAGCATCTATAAAATCTTTTTCCGTTAAAATAATTTCAGTATGTTTTGTTCCCAAATAATCTGCAACAATTTTTGCATATTTCAAATCTTCAGAGTCTTCGAGACCTATACTATACGTTTCAAGAGGTTCACAACCAGGTAAATATTCTTTGCGAAATTTATTTACTAATGCAGTCACAAGACTGCTATCCAAACCACCAGATAATAAACATGCAATAGGTCTTTCAGTAGTCGTGCACCTTTTTTCAACAGCTTTTATAAAATAATTTTTGATTCCTAATAAAATATCATCAATTGCAGGGTCCCTCAACATATTTTGTGAAAGTACAATACTATTAAATCCTGTTGAATGATAAGAATAATTTTCTTTAATAGAAACCCAATCAGCCAAAGCCATAAAAGGCAATTCATAAAATGAAAATGTTCCGGGTTGAAAATGTTCAATGTAATAATCGTTGTCGGTAGACTGAAATTCTGATAAACATTTTAATTCTGACGCAAAACCCATAATTTTACAACTTGTATTATTATGTTTCAATACATATAAAGGTCTAACACCATAAGGATCTCTAGCAATATATAATTTATTTGATTGTGTCATTACATTAGATTTAGAATCAACAATAGTATTGTCACAAAGAATAAATGAAAACACACCATCTAACATTTGCAAAGTATGTTCAATGCCATATTTCAGATAAAGATGAATGATAACCTCGCAATCAGAGTCAGTTTTAGGTTTAATATTCATTAAAGAATATAGCTCTTTGTAGTTATAAATTTCTCCATTGCAGATCAAAGTAATATATCCAATATTAATAGGTTGATTAGATTCATCATTTAGACCATTTATAGCTAATCTGTGAAAACCTAGTTTTAATTTAAGACCTCCAGTTGTTAGTTTAGAAAATTCAGGACCTCTATTTTTTCCTTTATTAAATTGTTCATATATAAAATGGTTTGAAAGACTTGTGTCATTTAATATTGCAAAAATTCCACACATAAAGACGTATACTTAATTAATATTGGGTTTTCCTTTATATCAATTTTACAACCCTTTTAATAAAAGTTAAGAATAAAGAATAAATTTTATTGTTAACCTATATTAATGAGTAATCAAAATTGCGACAACAATCTTTCTGCGATAATTCATAATGAAACGAACACAAGAATTTATGATAGAAATATTCCATCGCAGGTGCTTCAACCTTATTTTACGCCTCGATCCGTTTCAACCAAATACTCTTTGATGCCAATTGTTGACCCAAGAAAAGAAGTTTCAGTAAAAGCTTTGCAATATCCGGTTTTTAGTACAAATGGTATTTTTAATCCTGGAAATTCTCAATCTCCTTGGTCTGGATTTTCATCAAATATAAATGTAGAGTCTGAACTAAGAAATCAAATTTTTGCATTACAAAAATGTAGTCAAGCGGTATATGTTCCTGATAGTTCAAGCGATCTTTATCAATATAATTTTCAACCGCAACAGCAAGTGTATCAACCATTTTCCGGACTATTCAGAGAAGAAAAATTTGATTCCTTTAATCCTAATCCTGAAAATTTAGCACCAGGAGTATTTTTGAATTCAACGCGAACTCAAGTGAAAGATATTTCTAATGGCGGCTGCAATTAAGTATTTTTAAATTTATAATTATCATATATAATTATAAATGTCTGATAATTTTGTAAATCAAATAACATTAGATTGTTTAATAAATAAAGAACAATACAACAAATGTGTTCAAAATAAAATGTCAAAAATTGTTTGTAGACAAGAAAAAAAATTCTATAAAAAAAGAATTGTTGATCTAACAAAAGATTTGTTATCAAAACCAAGTGTTCATGAAAAAACAATATTCCCAGATGTTAAATATGCTTTTGATGTTTATATTAAAACCTGTGTAGAATATTTCAAGTCATTAGATAATAATGATATTTTACAAGAAGAGTACAAAAATATAGAATCTGAGTTTGTTTCAAAAGAAGAACAACAATTGATTCAAAAAACGCAACAAGATGCAGATAAGTTATTGATGCGTAGTATTAACATAGTAAAACCATTAGATAAATTTGTAAAAAGAACTTCAACTAAAAAAGAAGAAGAGGAAATTATACCAAAACAAAAGGAGATTGATTTAGCTGATCCAGCTTTAAAAAATAAAGGTATAATTAAGAAAAAGAAAAAAGAAAATATCCTTTAATATTAGGATGAAAAATACTAGAAGACGCAAATTATCATTTAATAAGACAAAAAAATTTAAAAAACAAAGAGGTGGAAACAAGCCTATGAAGCAGCAAATAAAAGCGTTAAAGTCGATTAGTATGAAAAAACTTCAATGTAGTCCTTCGCATAAAAAAAATAAAGGTGAATTTAGTTGCTTTTCAAATGATGACCTGTACAAGTTAAGAGATCTTTGGAACATGAGACATCCAGACGCAATAATTAAGACAAATGAGCCAAAAGAAATATGGGACTCTCTAAAAAAATATATGGGTAGTGTTTGCAATAAAGAATCGTGTTGGTTGAAACAAAATTTTGTTGGTGACGCTAAAACACGAAAAGAATTAGAAGATGCTTTTGCACCAAAATCACCTAATGAATGGAAAAAAAATCCAAATGAATGGTTATCAAGCGTAGATATATTAGATGTGATGAAACAATATGAAAAAGCGTACAAATGTTTTGACTTTATAGGGCCTTCACCAATTGACTATGATGCAAAAAAACTATACGGAGAGTGCGTTTGGAATGAACTTTGTAACTTTAATTTAAAAGATGAAATTAAAAATGGTAAAACAAAAATTGGTGTTATATTCAACACAGATCCACATTATTTAGGTGGAAGTCACTGGGTAAGTTTATTTATTAACGTGAAACGCAAGAAAATTTTCTACTTTGATAGTGCTGGAGATGAAATACCAAAAAGAATTAAACATTTTGTAGATGATGTTACTGAACAAGGTAAATCTTTAAAACAAAGAATTGATTTTGAGTTTGATCAGAATTATCCTGTAGAGCATCAATATGGAAACACAGAATGCGGTATTTATGGGTTATATTTTATTGTTCACATGTTAGAAGATAAAATAAATGAACATTACTTGAAAACACACATTTTGAAGGATGAATACATGTCAAAATTCAGAAAAATTTATTTTAATGATGATTTGTAAAGAGTCTCTACAAAATTTAAAATGGAAAAAGTATATAAATAATATGTAGTTTATTTATATACAAATGTCATATGAAAATCAAAATCAGTTTTTAAGTGATAACAATATTAAAATGCTTTGGGAGATAATATTAGATGATGATATTGTTGTAAATAAAAATAGAGATGAAATAACGCAAATAAATAGAATATTTTTGAGTGTGGCTCAACAATTTTATGAT